TATCAGTTATTACGTTGGATTTGGAAAAATTCTTCCATGGAATGATGATGAAAATCCTCCTAATTCAAATAATAGTATTGAATCTTTTCAATATGATGTTCAAAGAGATTTACTTTTTGGTAAAAGAATAACATCTTCTGATGCTGCATATGTTATTAGAAAAATTCAATGGGTAAGTGGTTTTGTATATGATCAATACGACCATACAGATAAAAATCTTTATTATAAAAATTATTACGTAATTAACTCTTCAAACAGAGTATACAAATGTTTATTTAATAATTATGGGTCTGTTTCTACTATTATGCCAGAGGGCAACAATACTGGCGATTTTGATACAGGTGATGGGTATAAGTGGAAGTACATTTATACTGTAACAGCTAATCTTGAAACTAAATTTGGAACAAATGATTATATGGCTGTTGTTGACGAAAGAAATGTTATTAATTCTGCGGAGCATGGTGCTATCCATGTGTGTTTATTAAAAAATAGAGGAAGTGGATACATTTCTGCAAATGGTCAAATTGATGAAATAGTAAATGATACGACATTTAAAGTTCCAAATACTGTATCATCATCCATTGTTGGCGCATATAATACATCAGTTTTTTATGCTGGAGGTGATCCAAAATTATCTTCATCAGTAATAGAAAATTATAAAGCAAATTCATCTGGAAGATATGTTATAACTGCAAATCCAATAACACATGTTGAAAATAATAGATTTGTTATTTCTCCACAAGTAAAATTTACTGGTGATGGACAAGATGCTTTTGCTATTAGTATCGTTGACCCTCTCCATGGAGAAATTTCGGGTATACATGTAATTTCTAGAGGTACTGGTTATAATTATTGTACTACAGATATCATAGCTAATTCATTTTTTGGTAGTGCAGCAACATCATATCCTATCATATCTCCAAAAGATGGACATGGAGCAAACAACATTTATGAATTAGGATGCAAAACTTTAGGTATTGCTGTTGTAACAAATCCATCTGATAATTTTTATGATTGGGTATCATATAGACAAACTTCATTATTATATAATCCAAAGTCAGTATTGAATGGAAACATTTATAGAAACAATACTTTTATACAATTGACCGCTCTTACTATAACATCTTATAGCAATTATTTTACAGTGGGTGAAATAGTAAGAGGAAATATCAGTGGAGCATATGGAACTTTTGTTTATATGACAGATACTAAAGTATTTCTAAAAAATACAAGAGGAACTTTTGTTCCTTCTGATACACTTAGTGGTGACGATTCTGTAGAAACTGCTCTTGTATTATCCATAAATAATGAAGATATAGTTCCATATAGTGCAGATGTGTTATATTATAAGAATTTTGAACCAATTAATAGACAAGGCATAACTACAGAACAAATAAAACTGTATTTTTCAATCTAAGGAATACCAATGGCTGAGTTACAAACTAATTTTAATATAGCTCCATTTTATGATGACTATGATGAGGACAAACAGTATTGCAGAATTCTGTTTAGACCAGCCACTGCTGTTCAAGCTAGAGAACTGACACAAATACAGACTATTCTACAGAGGCAGATATCTCGTTTTGGTAATAGTATATTCAAAGATGGTACAATTCTTGAAGGTTGTAATTATACTACTTACTCAAATATGTCTCAAGTAAAATTTAAAGATGATACTCCCAATACTTTAGATTTCCATGTTCTTACATATAACTATTCAGATTTTGCAAACAATTATCTTCTAGTATCAAATACTACTGGACTAAGAGCTTCTGTATTTAAAGCTTTTGCTGGAGCAGAAGCCGCTGTCAATTATGGAACCCCAGATACAAATAGAGCTTATGTCATATATGTAAATTCTGGAAATAATTCAGGTATACAAGTAGATCAGTTTAGCACAACTTCAGAACAAATTGACGTTTATAATTCAACACAAGATAAATCTGGTATTCTCAATCCTGCAAATAAAGTGGGTGTTGTTTATACTTTGAGTTCAAATAGCACTGTCAATGCTCTTGGTAAAGGATATGGATTACATTTTGGTTCTGGAGTTATCTATCAAAAAGGATTTTTTCTAAAAACTTTACCAGTAGATTTCATTATCAGAGAACATAATGGTAATGCAGCTGGTATGGTTGTAGGATTTAATACAAAAGAATATATTGTTACTCCCTCTGAAGATGAGTCATTATATGACAATTCTATTGGTAGCACAAACTATAATGCGCCTGGTGCCTATAGACTTAAGCTTGTACCAGAACCAATCGCATATGATGCAGCCAATAATCAAGTAACTGTTCCAAAAAATTTCTTGAGAGTAATAGAGTATGATGGTGGTGATGGACGAATTGTAGAAAGTCATACAGTTCCTCAATATAACCTTATTGGTGATGAAATTGCAAAGAGAACATCTGAAGAATCAGGCGACTATGTTGTTAAACCATTCCAAGTAGATATTTCTGCCCATGAATCTAATGTTTATTCATTTTATTATAATGCATCACCAGGTATTGGATATGTAGATGGTTATCGTGTAGAACTTCTTTCACCTAGAAAAATTGAAGTAGAAAGAGGGATATCTTCAAATACTCTTTCAAATCAACTTGTAACTGTGAGTATTGGTAATAGTATTAAAGTAAATAGTCTTGCTGGTATATTTGATTATAATAATTTAGTAGAAGTTCAATTACGTGATGCAATTCAGGGGGCATTGTTGAGGGATCAAGCAGTGTCAACTCCTTCTGGAAGTATTGTTGGATATGCAAATATAAGAGGAGTATCTTATTATGATGGACATAAAGGCACATCAGGAGGTATTCATGATGTTCATATTTTTAATATTAGAATGAATTCTGGAAAAAGTTTTCAAAATGATGCAAAAAGTATATACGTTAATGATGCTACATATGGAACTTGCTATGCAGACATAATTTTAGATATTAATAGTAAAGCAAGCATAGACGAAAGTAATTTAAACCGTGCAATATTTGATACTGGATTAATCAGTGTTAAAAGGTTTACAAATAGAGAAGGTGTAAATGGCACTTCGTTTGTATACAAACCTATTTTAACTGGAACTTTAACACCAGATTCTGGTAGAAGTACTGTAGAATTTACTATAACTGGTGGTACTGATATATTTGATTATGGATATGGAATGGTAACTGATAAAACATCAGAATCTATTGATATTATATTTGGGCATGATGCAAATTCAAATATAATAATCAGTAATGCTGTTATTGATATTACCAGTGCTGAATCATCAATTATAATTTCAGCAAGTGAATGGACCAATAATTTTAAAGTTGGACAAGGAATTATTCTAAAGAAAGGTGGTACTGTAACTTGTCACACTGTTTCAGATATATCAAATGATTATGTTCTTACTGTTATACCAGCAACTGGTATACCAGAAAATGATACAGACGTTGAAGTAAAACAGTTCTTTAAAAAAGGAACCTATGTTGATTTGGCTGGTAGTGGAAATACATTCTCATTTTTATCATCTACCTTAGCTCATGCATCATTGGCACTTGATCCAGAATCATCTTCATATCCAATGTATGCTCAAATATCATCTTCTAGAACTTCAGCAACGCCAATCGAAAAAGTAGTTCATAAAAATACTTATGTAAAAATAGACTGTGCATCTAATGTAAATGGTGTGAATGGTCCATGGAATCTTGGTTTACCAGATGTATACAAGATTGCAAATGTTCACTTTGGTTCAACATATAGTGAAGATAATGTAGATTACAAAGAATGGTTTAATTTAGATAGTGGTCAGACAGATTCACACTATGGATTATCAAAGCTTGTAGTATCACCAAGATATGCTAAAAATATTGCGGCTGGGTCTAAATTTTTAATAAAATTAAATCATTTTAGCGCAAACATTACAGCAACGAAGGCTGGGTTCTTTAGTGTGGATTCATATCCAATCAATGATACTGATCCAACTAATCCAAATTATATTGCAACTTCTGAAGTTCCAATATACTTTGATAATTCACAGGTTGGTTATGATTTGAGAAATCATATTGATTGTAGATTCTATCTAGATAATACAGCTGTTATTGCAACTACAAAAGAAGCAGCAACAATAAATCCAGTTAATAATAACTCTGTATTTAAAAAAGGTAATCCAGGAGAACAGATTGTTGCTGCTATTGGAGAAAATATATTATACGATGTAGAATATTATCTTCCAAGATATGATACATTTATTATCAATAGAGATGGTGCTCTTGATGTTAAAGAAGGCATTCCTTCTCTACACCCTCAAAGACCCGCAATAAATAAAACAGGAATGCCTATTGCTGAAATTTATGTTCCACCTTATCCATCATTAACATTTAAAGAAGCTGAATAAATGACATATAATAGAAAAGACCTTGCAGTAAAAGTTGATATCAAATCTATTAAGGGTTATACCATGCGTGAGATTGGCGCATTAGATGAGAGAATCAAAAGACTTGAATATTATACAGTTTTGAATGCTCTTGAACTTGATGCAAAAACATTATCTATTAGAGATGATACAGGTAATTTAGAACGATTTAAAAATGGAATCTTTGCCGATCCATTTAATGATTTTAGTATTGGCAACAAAACCGACAGAGAATTTAGAATTGGTATAGATTCGCAAAAATCTATGGCAAGACCATTGTTTGATGAACTTTTTCATAATTTTAAATTGTCTATAGAATCAAGTTCACATATTAAAGTTGCTGGAAGATTAGCCATGATTGATTATGATCATGAATTTTTTGGTGGAAATAAGTATGCTACAAATTATAGAAACTGCACAGAATCATATTACAATTATAAAGGCACTGTTCAATTATTTCCAAATTTTGATAACAAAAATCAAGTTACAGAAGTTGCTCCTCAGACAATAACTGTTGATCTTGCTAGTGCGTTTCAAAAATTTGTTGATGTTACGGGTATTGGTAAAGATATTTCTACGGTAGTTGGTGATGCAAAAATTATAGCCTCTTCTACATCTGATACAATTATTGCTAGAAGAGCCGACTTACCAAATTATTCACTGCATGATGTAGCTACATCAACTAGTTATTCACAAACATCCACAACAACCGTAAAAGACCTTTTAGTAGATATGAAACCAGTCAACTTTGATATGGGGCAATATGTCAAAGATGCTGCTACTATGGCTTATATGAGAAGTAGAATTATTTCTGTTGTAGTAAGAGGATTAAAACCCAATACAAGATTGTATATGTATTTTGATAGAATTAATATTACTGCTGAATGCGCTCCTGCATATGTAACTGATATATATGCAACGGCAGAAACAGATAAATTTCTTAGACAAATTGATAATACAAAAATTACTGCTCTTGTTGGTGGTAAAGAAAATGAAATATTAACTCAGTCTGGAAATAGAGGCGATCCTATATCTTCTAATAGTAGAGGCGAAGCATATTTTGTTTTTCTTCTTCCTCAGAACACATTTAGAGCTGGCGATAGAACAATGGTCATCACTAATACAGATAATATTGATGCTGTTGCTGCACAATTAACTCATGCAGAAGGAACTTATACTTCATCTGCACTTGCTATTTCTACATCATCTTTGTCATTTAATGTTCTTCAACCAACATTTACTCCAACAACTCTTGTAACAGCTAATACAAAAACTTGGGAGACAACAACACATACACAATATCAAGTTGATCCTGTTGCAGAAACATTTGTTATAAATCAAACAAATAATGTGAGTGTTCCTGGAGTTTACTTAACACAATTTGGTGTTTACTTTAAGAAGAAGAGCCCAACTGTTGGTGTATCGTGTGTTGTAGTTGGTACAACAGTTGGTATTCCAGATAAAGATAAAATACTTGGAAGAGCTTTCTTATCCCCGTCTAATATTACTGTGAGTGATAATGCAAGCTCAGAAACTATATTTACTTTCCAATCACCAATTCTTCTTCAGTCAGATCAGACATATGCATTTTGGATAGAACCTGATGGTGCTAATCCAGACTATGAAATTTGGTATTCAGAACCTGGGTTTAAAGATGTTCTTACACAGGTTGATATTAATCAACAGCCATATTCTGGTGTTATGTACGTGTCATCAAATGGAACATCATGGACAGCTGTACAATCTCAAGACTTGAAGTTTAAACTTTATAGAGCAAAGTTTAAGTATCAAGATGCAACCGCAGTATTTAGAAATGAAACAGATGAATTTATAACTCTTAGTGCTATATCAAGAGAAGCTACTGGAAGGTCAGTTTTTGTTGGTGATGTTGTATATGCAGCAAATACTGCTGATACAACTCAGACATTCACAGATACAGCAGTATATCCATTTGGTATTGTGGAAGCAGTTGATGAATTAAATGGTGTATTATATCTTGAAAAATCTAATGGATTATTTAATACTGAAACATATCCAAATCTTAAAATTTATAGAGTAGCAGAAATTGGTAATACCGCACAAATTATATATAGCAATCTTATTGCCAATTGTACAATAGCCACAATTGATGATATGCCTTATCATGGTTGTGTTCCTAAATTCAATGTTATTGAACCACTTGGAACAAAACTTAAAATGACTTTTGCTGGCACTGCTAATAATTCATATGGATTTGTAAAAGATACTGAATTGATAACTGTTAAAAATGAAGGATTGGTTCTTTATAACGATTATGAAAGAACACTTCGAAGTTATTCAAATGAAGTTGCAGCTGGTACTTATGGTACTGGAGGAACGGCTACATTTAATATTAATATGAAATCAACGAGTGATTATATTTCTCCAGTTATTGATCTTGGAGCAAAATCATTTAATTTTATTAAAAATATTGTTAATACTGATGCATCAAAAGAACACACTCGTTATGGAAATGCATATAATAGATATATTTCAAAGCGTGTTGTTCTTGCTCAAGAAGCAGAAGATTTGAATGTTTATGTAACTGGCTATAGACCAGTTGGAACAGATATTATAGTTTATGGCAAGTTTTTAAATAAAAATGATAACGACAATTTTGATAATAAAAATTGGACAGAAATGACACTTAAAAAAGAATTACAAGGATCATTTGGTTCGCCACAAGATTTAAATGATTATAGAGAATATATCTATGAGATGCCAAAAGGAAGATTACCAAGTGGTGATGAAAGATATGCTTTGAATGCTTATCTTGATCCTAACTCTATTGATCCTATATATGTGTTAACTTATGTAGATAGTTTAGGCGAAATATACACAGGGTATAATATGTTTGCTATCAAGATTGTGCTTCTTTCAAATAATCCTGTTGTTCTACCAACAATGCGTGACGTAAGAGCAGTAGCTTTACAAAGGTAATATATGTCAAATTCTGTAGATGGTTTTGCTAGATCAAAAAATAATGGTGGCGCTTTGATAAATGTGCAAGATGATAATCTTGTTGCATACAGAAAACAAAGAAAACATGTTATTACTATGATTAGTAATACAGATAAAATAAATAGTTTAGAAAAAGAATTGAGTGGCATTAAAGAAGAAATGTCAGAAATAAAACAGCTTTTACTTAAGGTAATTAATAAATGACAATAGAAATTACAGCCATAAACACAGCAACTGATAGTTTTGGTCAATGGATAGAAAAAACTAATCAGGTTTTAAATGCTTTAAGTAATAAGATTGTTACGACAGATTCTAATACCGCCATTGGAAATTCTGTAATAAGTGGTACTGCTTCTTCTAATAGCGTATATGCAAATAGCTTTATAATAATTGGTAGCTCAACAGCAAATACTAAGTTGTCTGATAATAAAGTAATTGTATATGAAAATTCATCTAGCAATACTTCTATTACTTCTAATGGTATGATTATCAATGGAACAGTGTTATATAAAAGTAACATAATGCAACTTGGTAGTAGTGTTATTCGTAGCGCCAATATAACATCGCAAATTGGAACTTTTAATACTAAAGTTGTATCTGGCAATTCTATAATGTATCCAACATATATTCAAGCAGATTCCATAAACACTCATTCATTTACTTTAGAAAGATTATCTATTGGTGATATTGAAGCCAATGTTCAATACAATCGTGATGGATATATAATTACTTCAAATCCAACAGGTGATCATCAAGAACATGCAATAATGAATTCCACTGATCTTTATATTAATAAAATTCATTGTAGTAATTTAAATTCTACTGATACAATAACAGCAAATAATATAGTTATTAATGGTAAATTTATGTTGGGTGGTGATTCTGGAGATTTAAAATTTACGACAAATGTGTTTTTCTATGGTATTAAAAATTTCTTTGCTCGTGGATTAACATCTAATGGTAATATTGGTATAGGCATTGGTCTTGGTAAAGATTTCAATGCATCAGCACCATTACATATTATTAGTAGTGGTGGTGCTATTGCTTCTGGAATGCAAGGGTTTAATAGTAAATCAGCTATGATTGTTGAATCAAACGAAAATAATTTAATTGAATTCAGAACTCCTCCTGATTCTGGTAAGTATGCTGGTATGGTTTTTGTCGATAATAATCAGGGCGGATATGTAGTATACAATACTCCTGGTGGTGGAGTTGATGGTAATTATGGAGATAAACTAAGACTTGGTGGATTGGATGGAGTTAATTTAGAAGTTGGTACTGAAAATACAACAGATGGCATTGTTAATAAAAGAATTGTTTTTCAAGCTAGAAAAGATGTAACTCAGTGCATGAATATTAATGGATTGATTAGGATTTATGCAGCTGATACCGCTCCTAATATTGGAAATCTTAACTTTTTAGATTTATACGCACCAACTGATGCAACAGTAGTATTTAGATTTCCAAATACAGAAGGTGTTTCTGGTCAGGCAATGGCTACTGACGGTCACGGAAATATGTACTGGAGAGATGTACAAAATATCGTTCCAGAAACAGATTTGAGAGTTAATAGTCTTGGTGTTGCATGTGACCCTGGTGCATCTGGTACAATTCGTGCTGCACAAGATATTACTGCATTCATAGCTTCTGATAGTTCACTCAAAACAAATGTGAAGAATATTGATAATGCACTTGAGAAGATTCAATCCATCAATGGTGTAGAATTTGATTGGACTGATGAATATATTGAAGAGCAAGGTGGAGAAGACGGATACTTTATTAGAAAACATGACATTGGTGTTATCGCTCAAGAAATTGAATCAGTACTTCCAGAGGTTGTTGCCACAAGAGAAAATGGTATCAAGGCAGTCAAGTATGACAGAATCGTTGCTCTTCTAATCGAAGGTATCAAAGAACTCAAGGCAGAAGTAGAAGAATTAAAAAAGAATACTTGCAAGTGTGGGTGTGCTAAGTAATGGCAATCAAAACCAATCTTATTGTAGATCAGGGTGCAAATTTTGTCTACAACATCTATTTGATAGATTCAGCTGGTGATCCATTTCCACTTACTGATTATACTGCTAATGCTCAGATAAGAAGATCATATACATCTTCTTCTTATGCAACAATGAATGTTGATATTATTGAAGCTTCTGGTCTTGTTACTCTTACGATGAATGCTTCTACAACTGGTTCATTGACAAACAATCGTTATGTGTATGATCTTGAATTAAAAAGTAATACAGATATTGTATCAAGAATAGTTGAAGGATTTGTAACAGTAAATCTTGGAGTTACACGTTAATGCGTGATCAAAGAATTACTGTTACACTTTTTGAAGGTATTATAATTACTCTTGCAAGAACAGTTCCATTAGCAACTACGATTATTGTAAAAAATAATAATGAAACTATTGAAACTTTAGAAGCATTAAAACAAAGGCAGTATGGACTTTTCAATCTTCCTACAGTTTTACCTGTAGTACCACAACCGCCTTTTAGTTTTTAATCACTCCACCCTATAGACATATGATCCTGTGTGATCACATATAACTGTTGGGTCTGTCCAAATAGTATATCCCTTAGCTCTAGCCTTTCTACAGAAATCTAAATCTTCTGAGAAAGTATCCTTGTGATTAAGTGCAGAAGTATATTTGAAATGTGGATACTCAATATCAACCATAACTTTCTTCTTGACTAAGGCACAACCAAATCCACATGCACCAATTTCAACTGGTTGTGTCTTACCCTTAATCTTTTCATATGGCATATGAGTAAATCCACCCCTATCATTTGGCTCAAAAAGTTCAAGAGTCTGATGCTCATGGAACCTCTGACGATAAACTCCAGAGATAACATCCTTATCAGCTGCAATAAGCTTTGCAAGAGTATCAGCGGGGAAAGAAATATCATAGTCAACTGCGAACAGATAATCATAATCCCCCTTCACAATCCAATTGGCAATTAGGTTACGTACCTGATCTACGTTATAACCATAGAAATACTGAAACTCAGCTGTGATATTATCAGGCAAAATCTGATCATAGATTGCCTTAAATGTTGTAGCTTCAATGTTCTTCGTTGTGGGGATAGCAATAAGAACCTTCTTCTTCCTTACTGATTCCACAATATTAGCAGCTGAAACAACTCTCATATCATTCTTGTCAATATCATCATTAGCAATAATTGGTGAAGTTCTATAAATTATTGCTGGTTCATTATTGTTTGAATTGATTGTTTTTTTATTTGCCTTCAACCAATCATTAAAATCTGTCACACGATCTTCCATATTCTCTTCTACCTTCTTGTCTAGTGGGTTATTTGTAATTATTGCGGCATTTTGATTTTGTAATACACCATTAACTTTATAGTCATTTAATGGGTTCTTATCATTATATAGATAGAAAATATCTTGGACAGCAATAACCTTATCAGGGTCTGCTTGTTCAATGATATTATAGAAGGTAGCATTGTCACCACCAGCCTTGAACCAATTATCATTCACATCCTTGAATACAGCATCACTAATCTCATTAATAAGCTTCTTCTTGAATACTCTCAAGTGAGGATAAGGCATTCCCCAATTAAACTTATGTGTACGATATGCTTTTGCATCACGAATCTTCTTAGGATATGGCTGTGCAATCAATGGAATGTTATCAACCATAGACCAACAACTACCATATGCATATTCAGTTTTACTATCTGCAAATAGACTATTATAATAATTGAAGATGTTGTTGTCAGGCATGAGTGCATCATCACCATCAAGCAACATGATAAGAGCTTCTGGATCAAGAATTGGCTTGATCTTTGTTACTTGATTATAGACAGCACCCATATTTTCTTTGTTTCTTACAATAGTATATTTCTTTTGCAGATCATCAGGAAATGATGATATAATTTTCACAATATGTTAATACGAACCATCCGTAGAACAATCATCAATAATGATGTGATGAAAATTCTTATAGTCTTGTGTTGCCACAGACATAATCATATTCTCAAGATATTCTTTACCATTAAAGAATGGACTGATTACATATATGCGTTGTTCAGTGTTTTCCTTACGAGTATTCCATTCAATGTTATTGCTAAACCTACGCCCAAAGACACGATGCACCTTATCATTGATATATGTTACCTTACGATATTCATTTACATCCATATACAATTTAAAAGCATTCATAAAGAATTGCTTCCATTGAAGAGCAACACTATCCCATCCACAAACATCCTTAATGATATTGCAGTGATATTGTTTTTGCTGATGTAGATAAGGATTATGATAAGCTTGTATAGCCATTTCAACAAAACGCTCTATTTGATTATTTGCATTAATGTTGGGGAACAGTCCATTTGGTTCAATAGCATAATCAATGAAATAAGAAGATTTATCAATGGCGGTTTCTTCTAGCGCACCAAAACGAGTGGCAAGGATAGGAACATTATATGCCAATGCTTCAAGTGTAGAGATACCAAATGTCTCAGGGAAAGCACAAGGGAAGATAAAGAAATTAGCTTTCGTCAGAATCTCCGCAATCTGCTTTTGGCTAATCACACCAGTAAATTCAATACCAATATCCTTGTATTTCTTTTCCTTAGAGATAACTTGATGGCGCTTTCCTTGGTCATCCAAAGGAGCATCAGATCGAAACTGATAAAACCCTCCAATAACTTTAAGCTTTGCATCTGGAATGTGATGTTTAATTCTGGGCCAAATATGATCAATGAGTGGGATCATCCCTTTTGTCAAAGATGCATTGTAGACAAAAAGATTTTTATCCTTCGAAGCAATATCAACTTCTTCAAAGTATTTGATAATACCATTACGAGTCTGAAAAATCTTATTCTTCAAAACTTCAAAGTTTCTACGATTACCGCCATGATCACAACCACTAATATAAGAAGTGTGGAAGTCACTGAGAGTAAAAATCTTATCAATATACCCCTGCAAAACCAAATCTTCAACAGCATGATCACCATTACAGAATGTATCATGCATCCAAAGAATCTTCATCTTTGCATTTTTGCGAATACTTTCAAATAACTTACAAGGGTGTCTTGTTGCTGTATTAAATTCTTCATAACGATTTTCTGGAACGAATGGAACTACTGTCCTAGAAGCAATAACAATGTCATAATTTTCATTGGTTGAAAGACTTTCGATAGGACGATACTTCACCCCATCATATATTCCAGACTTGGCATCATCAACATCACAGGCATTAAAAACCGTAACATCAAAACCAATGTTTGCTAATTCTCTTGACATAAGAATTACGGCTGATTCAGACCCACCTAATCCCTTTTTGGAAAGGGTGAAGCCATCATAAACAAGACCAATAAGATCAAGGATTGCAATAGAAGGATATTTCATAACTACCTCACAGTTTCATAAATAAAGAGATCATGTATATTTATGTCTAAAGATGGAACCAAAATGACATTACAAGTAATCAACAAAACATTTATTGGCAATGGTGCGACTCGTGTATTTGACACAGGTATTCCGAATGCTAATTCTACCAACATTTTGGTTTTTGTCAATGGGGAAATGAAGTCTCCTGATATAGATTACACAGTATCTTTACAAAATGTTACTTTTACCATGACAGATACTCCAATAGATCAAGCAGATATTGAAATTAGATATTATGATGTGACTGAAGCAGGATTTACAGGGTCTGTTGGACCAGCTGGCGCACCAAAAAGAGTAAAAACATTTGTTGGTAATGGTATAATAATTGATTTTGATTTACTTGAGCCTATTGCAAATGCTACAAATATATTTGTTATGGTTAATGGTCTGGTTCAAGTTCCAAATTCAGATTATAACATTTTAAATAATACTAAAGTACATTTTTTACTTGGTGCTCCACCAGACAATTCTGATATAGAAGTAAGAATATTTGAAATAGCAGGGTATTCTGGTTCGACTGGTTATTTTGGTTCATTAGGATATAGAGGTTCTGTAGGTGATCCAGGTGGAGCACAAGGTTATGCTGGATCACAAGGTTATAAAGGATCGGATGGTTACTTTGGATCATTCGGTTATACTGGTTCGAAGGGATATGATGGTTCACAAGGTATTCCTGGCGAATACGCTGCATTAGGTTATGCGGGTTCAAGAGGCTATCTTGGATCATTCGGTTATACGGGATCAGTTGGTTATGTTGGTTCGAAAGGATATGCTGGTTCGAAGGGATATGCTGGTTCACTTGGATTTACTGGATCATTCGGTTATACGGGATCAGTTGGTTATGTTGGTTCGCAGGGTATTCCTGGTTTTGGTGGGGCTCCAAAATCAAGAGAATTATTTACTGGAAATGGATCAAATAAAAGATTTACAATGCAAGAAGATGTATATAATTCTTCTTCTATATTTGTTATGGTCAATGGTAGTGTTATTGTACCAGAAACAGACTATACAATAGAAAATTTAAAAACAATTGTATTAGTTACTGCTCCATTTAATGGTGTTGTAGTTGAAGTTCGTCATTTTGGATCAAGCGGATTTGCAGGGTCTGTTGGTTATAGTGGTTCTTCTGGACCTACTGGTTTTGGTGGATCAGTAGGTTATACTTCATCTATAGGTTATACTTCATCTGTTGGTTATTTTGGTTCTGTTGGATATAAAGGATCAGTTGGTGATAAGGGCGATCCAGGTGGAGCACAAGGTTATGCTGGATCACAAGGTAATAAAGGTGATATAGGATATGATGGTTCACAGGGTGTTCAAGGTATAGCAGGATATCCAAGTTTAACACATCGTATAGTCAGTACTGGTATTGCTACTTATAGTTTACTTAGAGTTGTTCCACTTGCAGAAGCTATTTTAGTATCTGTAAATGGTTCTGTTGCTGTACCAATTTCTGATTATACAGTTAATGGACAAATTATTACATTCAATGAGATTCCAAGAATACGTTCTAATATTGAAATAAGATATTGGGATGGGTCTGGGTTTACTGGTTCTGTTGGCTTTCAAGGTTCAATAGGTGTAGTTGGATTTTATGGTTCCAAGGGTGCTGGTGGTCAACCTGGTGTTGAAGGATTTAGAGGATCAGTTGGTTATAAAGGATCGGTTGGTGAGCCTGGTGGTCCACAAGGTTATACTGGTTCAGTAAGTACAGTTCCTGGATATGCTGGATCATCTGGTTCACTTGGATTTACTGGTTCAAGAGCATATACTGGTTCAATAGGTGAAACAGGAAGCGTTGGTCCTAAAGGTACAGATGCAAATAAAGCAATAGATTTTGATTATATTACATTTACTCTTGTTTATCATGGTGCAACTATAACCACAATTAATGAGTTAAATGATGCATATGTAGGCATACCAAATGAATTAACGGCTGGTGTTGGATTAGCTCCAAATTTAAATACTAGAGTTGGATTTTTTCATGGTGATACAGAAAGAGCAATCGAATCTCTTTATAAATGTTATCTGGGTGGCGATTCTACTTTAACATTTAGTATTTTAAAAGGAGATAATATTTGGATTGGCGCACCAGAACCTGGACAAGATTTTACTATTGAATTTTCTTATGATAAAGAAGTTGCTGGTTGGTTTACAGCTTTAACTATTACTCCTGATGATTTAACACAAGGTTGGAATAATATATCATTTAATCCACCAGCACTTGCAATAACTCCAGGTGGAGTATATTTTAGATTTATTCAAAATAATTCGAGAGGTGAATTTTCTGACTGTTATCTTACAACAGGATTAACGATTAAATTACCAAGAGGATACACTGGTTCGGCTGGTATAAATTATACAGGATCAGTTGGTTATAAAGGATCAGTTGGATTTCAAGGTTCTGTAGGTTATACTTCTTCTGTTGGTTACACTGGATCAGTTGGTTATAAAGGAAGTGAAGGATACAGAGGAAGTCAGGGAAATGAAGGATATAAAGGTTCAGCTGGTAATAAGGGAGACCCAGGTGGAGCACAAGGTTATGCTGGATCAGATGGGTTTGGTTATACTGGATCAATTGGTTACACTGGATCATCAGGATTTGCTGGATCAAAGGGTGTATCTGGATTTGTTGGATCAGCAAGTACAATTGAAGGTTATACTGGATCACTTGGATATCTTGGATCATTCGGTTATACTGGATCAAGAAGTACAATGGAAGGTTATTCTGGATCACTTGGGTATTCTGGATCATATGGTTATACTGGCTCAATCGGCTATACTGGATCAAAGGGATATGCTGGATCACTTGGGTATTCTGGATCATTCGGTTATACTGGCTCAATCGGTTATACTGGATCACAGGGATATGCTGGATCACTTGGGTATACTGGATCAAGAAGTGAAATAGAAGGTTATGCTGGTTCTATAGGTTATTCTGGATCACAGGGTATTCCTGGTGGGTTTGTTGCTATAGGATTTACGGGTTCTTATGGTAAGTTTGCAGGAGGAATGCGATATAACGTAGCCAATCAAGTATTGACTTTTCCATATAACCCATTAACACAAACTACACTTCCTCAACAAATGGTAATGGTTTGTTCTGGATCATCTGCTACATCTGTAAGTCGTATTAATTTAAATGTAGTAGATATATACAATCAAAGTTCATATGACATATTAGTTAATATGATCAATACTATTTCTGCAAATATTAAAGGAAGACTCTTTGTTCTTTCTTATGGGCAATATTATGATATTCCATTATACCCATCTGATGGATATATGCATACTACTGTATATGATGTTACTGGAACTGCTCAATATGTTTATAAAGATGGAGTAGCAGACTATATCACAATATCTGTAAATTATTTGTCTGGTTATAATAATCAGTATGATGCTCAAGTTGTGGATGTTGTTTTTGTACCACATGGAACAACTGGATATACTGGATCAAAGGGATATGCTGGATCACTTGGTTATACTGGATCAATAGGGTATTCTGGATCACAAGGTTATAATGGATCAGATGGTTATTTTGGATCATTTGGTTTTGCTGGTTCTCGTGGAACACTTGGGTTTACTGGATCATTAGGATACACTGGTTCTAGAGCATTTACTGGTTCTACTGGATATTTTGGATCATTTGGTTATACTGGATCAAGAAGTACAATGGAAGGTTTCGCTGGATCAATGGGGTACATTGGTTCAATGGGTGCTGTTGGTTTTCAAGGTTCTGAGGGATATCGTGGATCAGTAGGAGATAAAGGATCAGTAGGAGATAATGGATCAGTTGGATTTCAAGGATCAGTTGGTTTTCAAAGTTCTGTTGGATATACTGGATCAGTAGGAGATAAAGGATCAGTAGGAGATAA